GGCATCCATGCTGTAACGGAATTGGCGAGCGCTTCAAGCAGTACTACTTCCACAGGCATATTCAGTACCTCCACAAATAAAACCGGTCCAGCGGAATCCCGCCGGACCGGTCAGATTAGCCCGGTCCCAATTGCGGGATTAGGCCTGGGTAAGGCGCTTCAGGGCACTGGAAATTGTGACCTTGGAATCAGACCGAGCAAGAGCGACAAAGGCGCTTTGGCCGTATTCCATGTACCTCTCATCACTGCGCACCAACTGGATATCAAGCGCATCGCGGATGATGAATTTGGACCAGTCGCCAAACAAGATGGTCTTGGCAGTTGTGGCAACACTGGATGCCATGCTGTTGTTGATCACAACTGGATAGCCGAACAGCCTGTCAGGTTCACCCACGATGTAGCTTTGGGTGAAGACTGGTTGGCCGTAACTGTCTTTCAGCTTGCGGATGGCAAGCAGAATGTTGTCATGCATCATGAACGCGCCAGCGTCACGATAGCCGCGATCCACCGAGTGGACCAACCCGAGCAGGTCGTCCACGGCAATGGCGGTTGCGCTCGCTGCGGTCACACCAGCGGCGGAACCAGTCACAGCACCTTGCGGTTGGCTGGAACCAGTGCCGGTGCTGAAGAAGCCGAGTTGGCTTCGACCGATGCGCTCACCCAGCAAGTTACCAAGGATTTCGCCAACATTGATGGCGGAATCTTGTAGCAGTTCCAGGCTGGCCAAAACCAGCTTGGAGGTAAACTTGTACGCGTTGAGTGTGACCTTGCTGAATGTCACATCCTGCGCGGCATAGGCGACATTCTCAGCCACCAGTTCACCGGTGTTGCTGGTATCGTCCACGGTTGGAATGTCGATTGGGTTTCCGCTTGCCGTGCGAATCACCTGGGCGAATTGGCGAATCGGGCAGGTGTAGGCCAAAGCCTGTTCCAGCGAACGAATCAGATCGGTTGGAACTAGGTAACCACCAGCGGTGCCCGTACCAGCAGACTGGGCGCGAGTTTCCTTGTTGGGATTCTCGTACAGTCGCAGGTTCAGCACCTTGTTGTTCAGGTTGAAACCGATCTCATTGGCAGCGCGGACATGGTCAGCGGTGCAGAGACCGGTTGGCTGAAGTGCCCAACCGCGCAATGCCATGTCGCGGTTGCGAATGGCGCGGCGATCATTCAGGTCGCGAACAAGGTTCGGCACTGGAGTGTTCACATACACCGGCTCGCTTGCGGCTGGCGGCTTGGGTAGTTGATTCAAAGCTGGAATTGACCGAGCAGATGCCTGCTCTACTGAACCTTCACCAGGATCGGCAGCGGGATCAGCCATGAGTTCAGCCTCCAAAGTTGCGACCTTCGCATCAATCTCATTCACCTGTGCGACCAGCGCATCAAATGCGGCTTGCTCTTCGGGTGTGAGTTGTCGCTCTTGCATTCCGGTTAGTTGCGCCATCAATGCGGAACGTGCTTCAAGCAGTTCTTCGCGAGTGGCCTTTGAAATCACGATCTTATTCATCTGGTAATCTCCTGTGTGTGAATCACATGAATTCAAAACTATAGAACCTAACGAACTCAGAACCTGCGCAACCCAAGCACCTGCAAGATGTTTGTGTTCCGACTCAACAAAAAGCGGGACAATGAACGCAGACCAACTTCTGTCTGAGGATAGGCCGGGATGGATACCACCGAAACTTCCATCAAGTTGGCGTGCCGAACAATTCTGCGGCGCAATGGCTCATCGCCTTCTGGTGGCAACCACTCGTCATCGCCTTTCGAGAGGGTGAACCCAAAAGACATTTGGGACACATCGCCGCGCCTGATTAGTTCTGCGGCATCTTTGGCATAGCTGGTCGATGGTAGGTCAATTTCAACCGCTAGGCCTCGGGTGTCTTCGTGAAGGCGTAGCGTGCCAGCGGATCGTCTACCTAGCACCAACCGCGTGTCGTGATCGAGCAGCGCACGCACATCCTCGTTGGAATCAAGCGTTCGCTTGAATGCTCCTGGTGCGATGAACTCACGGAACCCGCCAAGGTTTTCACTCGGCTGGTTAAATACTGCGGCGTATCCGTGCAGCTTGTTGCCTTCGCTCTCCACCTCGGCAATGCTGCCGACGCGGCGCTCGATCTCTATTCCGGCGGTTGGCATCGGAACTCTCCTCTTTCGCTGAACCTGCGGATGCGGCCAGTCTCGGTGTTCTCCGTATCTGTCGAAATCATGTCTTGAAACGACAGGTGGATTGGCGGTTGTTGTGGTGGGCCGGGAGGTAACCGGCGCGGCGTTCGCGCCTCACCCAGAATCAGCAAGATTCCATCCCAAGTGGACTCAGCCATTGAGTGGATCCATTGCATCAACTGGTTGATCGCCAGCAGGCGCACGCGCACCAGGAGCGGTGTCGGTTAGCGGTTGCATGTTCGTCGGACTTAGGTATGTATCTCCACCCGGAATCGGATCCCATGATTCCAGCTTGCGAATCTGATTGACCGACAACCATCCCCAGTTGCGACCGATAGAATAAGACTTGTACCGTGTGAGAATGTCCGCGCGTAGCAAACCCTCAACGCTGTGTTCCCATGTGTACCAGCCCCATTCATGTTCGCGAACCAGCTTGCGGTTGGCTTCCTGCTCAACTCTAATCAAATGCGGCTGAATGCAGTCGGTAAGGAACTGAATGTTCTGCGCCTCGATGCTTTCGCCACCGCCGCCCAAACCCATCTTGGCCGGTGGGATGCCGAATATCCGGCAGACTTCACGAACTTGGAATTCCCGAGTCTGAATTGTTTGCGCATCTTCAGGCGATGTGCTGGTTGGCGTAAACGTCAGGCCTTCTTCTAGTACGGCGATTCGGCCAGCATTGGCCAACCCGGTGTGGAGTTTCTCGAAGTCGCTACGCAGTCTGCGCCGCGCATCGTCGGACAGTTTGCCTGGATGCGTCAGCACACCAGATGGCCTTGCGCCGTTGGCGTAAAGAGTTCCGCCAAAATCTTGAGTTGCCTTGGTCAGTTCCAGTGAATTGCGGCATAGGTCCAGCAGGCTGTTGCCGTTGAATGTCCCACGCAAGACGAACATGTCCGCCTCGGAAACCCACGTGTCCGCGTCGTTGGCGTAGGGATCCGATTTGATTCCGTAGAACTTCTTTCCCAAAATGTCGTCGGTCTTTTCGATGATGTGGTCGGCGGAGATTTCTTGAAGATTCCTTGCGCCACCATCAATCCGAGAGATGCGAGCGTAGGCGACACCATGGACCAACATTTGAAATATCAGGCTAGACCTGATTTCCATTTCGTTGCGGTTTTCGTTGTACTTCCAAACGTCCGCCTCGTTGCGGTTTTCCGCTCGGTTCCTGCCGCCATCGACCTGGCGGTGGTACAAGTGCAGAGGTAGACCCCCCACGGTTTCCGAAATCAACCGCAGACCAGCCAGGACGGCTGGAATGCCGAGGTAGTCCATCGCACCCGGTCGGCCATTCCAAGTTTGTTCAATTGCGTTGAAATCGTTTAGCACTAGCGGACGGCCACGCTGACCAGCGCCCAACAGGCTGGAAATACTTTTGCCAATGCGCTTTAGGATACTGTCTGCCATTTCTTGATTCTCTAAAACTGAACGAACTCAGAGAACCATCAGGCCACCGGATTCATAGCCCGACCGGCTCGATACCTCATGGTGCCGCGCTCTGGCCATACTCATCACGGATGCGATCACTGGATCAATCTTGTCGCCACTCTTGGATTTGTCCGGCCTGACATTGCCAGCCGGATCCTGAACCATGGAAACATTCGTGAATGCCCAGCGGTACAGCGGATTTTTGCGGATGCGGACTTTGCCTGAACTAACCAGTGCCTCGAAATCTTTTGATGCTGGTGACATCGAGGCGAAGCCTTGTGGAAATGCCACCACCGTGTGGCCTTCCGATTGCAACTGATTTGAAAGCGCAACAGAGTTCCACTTGTCCACCGCTATTTCGCGGATGTTATATCGCGTCGCCATCTCTTCGATGTGCCGGTGAATCTGCGTGTAATCGATTACCTCGCCATCAGTCACGATCACATGGCCGGATTTTTCCCATGGCTGAAACCGTGTGCGGTTGGCTCTCTCTCGGGTGGTCAAAGCGCCACGCGGTGCCCATGACCAGGAGTCGAGGTAGAAGATTCCATCTATCGGCCAGACTGCGGCGATGCTGGTCAGGTCGGTTGTGCTGCTGAGGTCTAAGCCTAGGAAACAATCTTTGCCGGTGAGGTCCGGCCAATCGGATTCCTCGACCATCGACGCATCAATCTTGTCCAGGCTAAACCACCGGGACTCAGCCGATACCCACTGGGATAGAAAGAATTGCCGAAAGGATATTTCCTTGGCTGGGTTTTCCTGCGCTTCACGACAGGCATTCGACAGGAATTCTTCCGAGACTGAGACACCTAGATTCGGGTTGGCGCTCAGCCAGGTGGATCGGTCTTTCCAATCGGCTTCCTCTGGTGCGCCGAAAAGCACAGGCAAAAAGGTTGGATCCTCAACGATGCCATCACGGATCCGCTTGGCGTAGCTATGCGTTTGGTAACAGATGGTGTTTTTGTCAAAGCCTGAAGTTGAAATTAGGAACGACAGTGGCTGTCGTCTGGCTCCCATCGAGGTGGTAAGAGCCTCGTATAGATCAGCTTTTTTCTGAACCCACAACTCATCGAATATCAGCGTTGAGATCGACAGGCCATGCGCATTAAATCCATCAGCACTAACCACCTTGTAGGTCGATCCGTCCTGCGTCTCGATCACCTTTTTGTACACTCGGCACATGCGCCGCAGGATCGGGTTGGCCAGAATTGCGGCGCGGGCCACGTCAAACACCAGACTGGCTTGTTCCCTGGTGCCTGCCGCGCTGATCACCTGCGCTCCCGGCTCGCCATCGCAGATCAAACCATAGAGCGCCACCGCCATGGCCAAGAAACTTTTGCCGTTCTTCCGGCCAATCTCGACATAGCTGGTGCGGTATTGGCGCAAACCATCCTTGCGGATCGTGTCGTATAGCGGACGGATGATCCGCTCCATCTGCCACTCTTCAAGCAGGAATGGTTGGCCTCGCTGCGGTCCATGGACATGCGTCAAATATTGAGCGCAAAAGCTCCTGAACTTCTCACTCGGAAGATTCTTCTTGGGTTTGCTCGCACGCCTTTTTGGCGCTCTGGCCATGGTCATCCCAACGATCTCATGATTGGGTTGTCGCCTGCTACCGCCATCACTTGGTCTTCTTTGGCTCGACTGGTCACCTTGCTACGCGGATCCATCAGGAGTTTGCCGAGCTGGTTGGCGTAGGCGGTTTCCATCTGGCGAAGCTCTTTCACCATTGGGTGCAATGCGCCTTGTCCAGTGCTGCCTGAAATCATCCAGCTTTCCAGTGCATCAACCTCACGCCTGATCCGCTTCAGCCTGGCGCGTTGGTGTACCAGCAGGAGGAAGGATTCAAGGCTAGTGTTGCTGACATGGCCGGATTTGGTAACCTGCGAATGCAGAACAACGTAGGATTTTTTTTCTTCCGGGTTTAGGTCTTCCGGTGGCTGGCTCGGGATTCCATCAACCACCATCGGCATCTTCTTTGTCGGCATCTGTCACCTTGGCAGAGAAAATTTTGATATCACTTCCAACGCTTACAACCTGATATCAGTCACTAGACTTTAAAAGCTGCCGAATTTCGGCAGAAAAGTTGGCTTGATTCGCTAGGGTCCTTTCTGGCAGGGTCTAAACCCGCACCATCCCCCCCACTTTAACCCTATAACCTGATATCACCTTTCTTTAGAGTTTTTTATTCCTTTTGATATCTTGCCTTTCACTGGTTTCTCGTCTCGGCTACCGTTTTGACGGCGTGGCAACTGCGGCACATCGGCTGAAGGTTTTCGCTGTCGAGGCGCAGGTCTGGCCTCAGTCTCAGCGGCTGGATGTGATCGACCAGCGTTGCCACTGTCGTTCGTCCCGCTTGCTCGCACGTCCGGCACAGCGGGTTGATTCGTAGGTACAGCCTGCTGTACCGAGTCCACACGCTGTCGTACCCGCGCGCGTGTCGGCTTTGGTTTGCCTGTCGGCTGTCGGCTGAGTGGAATTGATTTGGCCTGTGGCTCGACATTTTTTTCGGCATGTTTGCAATCATCCTGTGGTTGCCAAAGGTTTAGGCCTTTTGCCGCTCGTCGCCGTAACCGCCGGATCTTTTCGTAGCTTCCGCCTGGCGCATCGGTTGGCCAGTAGGACTGGCGCGGCGTGCCAAACATTTCAGGCGCTAGGCGTAGGACTACTTCGCCCCACTGTTCCAAGGTCCACTCGTCCAACTCTTCGGCTACATCCTCGATGATGTCGGCTAGTTTCTCACCGCTCAAATTCTTTTGCGTGCCTATCGCCCTGGTCAGTGCTGCAATCCAGTGTGCCGGATAGCCCGAACCCAGCAGGCGTTTTTGAATACGCACGACTGGAATCACAGGTATCACATCCCAGCGGACGCGGCACAGTGTTCATCCCTCCAGCCGTTTAACGCTGACCTGCATCCGAGCATCAGCACCGTCACCCGCTCCCATGCCAATTGATATTTGTTTGATCACCGAGCAGTTGTCATCAATGATCAAACCCATTTTGCAGAGACCATCGAGCGTCGGCTTGAACACGTTGTCTAGGTCTCGGTTAGCGCGCCAGCCTTTGCCCGGGATGATCGTGATGTCCACCGAGAGTGGCCCGCCTATCACCGGTTGAACACCATCGACCAGGACGCAGACCTGTAGCTCTTTCAACCATCGTTTGTAGGTAGCGGATAGGTAGGTGGCTTTACCGTGCCGTTTCCAAATGTGGTTCACGCTGGGTGGAATTGGCAGCGTGAGTTGCATCAGGTCCCACCGTTCAGTTTGTCCCAGTGATCCACCGTGATGCGCCACAGTTTTTTATCTGGCCTGCCTGGCGCTTGGATTTGATCCCTGTGCCAGCGAATAGCCTTCAGCAGCGCATCACGGTGGTCCTGCAAACCGTTCAACAACTTGGTGCCAGTGGCCAAAAGTATCGTTGCGCTCTCCATCTGGCTTCGCAGTAGAACCACCTCAGCTCGCAGGGTAGCCAGTTCCCGTTCTGTATCCGGGTTCATGGCGCTTACCTCGTTAGTATCGGCAGCAGGCATACCATGTGCCATTGGCCGACTGTGCGTATCCGACTTCTCTAGGCGCCCAACGATTCCGGAAACAGCAGTTGTGTTCCGCCGCTGCTGGACTAGATCCTGAACCACAGCCTTCATATCCGGCGTTTCCACCAAAGTGCGCAACGCGGCCAATTCTGGCCATCTGCTCGGCAACTGCTTGCGCTGTGCCGAATCCGACATTAGCCACCGCCTTAGCCACAGGCCGACGACTGAAAGGACCAGCACCAACGGCAACAGGCAAACCACAAACAAGCAGGCAAAATAATAAGGTTCTCATAGGCACCTCTTACTTGGATTTCGCAGGCACTGGCACAATTTCAATGGTTTTGCCAACTGGCTTGGCGGTAACCCTAAATCGCTCTTTAGTGATGATCTCAGCCGCCTGTTTGGTTTCTGTTACCACCTCGGTGGTAGTAGCGCATCGAGCAGCGCGGCGGTCTTTAATTCTGTCGAGTGGACCAGCCTGGCATAGCAGGCAAGAAATTGAACCGATGGCAGCAATAGTCAAAAGCGCTTGGTGCATTGTGAACCTCCATGTCAGAAATGCTTACATGATTATCTTACAAAGCACTAACCGGATCCGCAAACCACATTCCGCCCCCGGGGAATCGAACCTCGGCGCACACACCAGCAAGCGGACGAACAAGGAAGATTCAGGCCCAGCCTGAACGATTGCGATACCCAATAGGTTTGCCGTCCAATCATTCCACCCGGTTTTATGTTCCACACTGCACGGGTGATCAGCATGGTTTTCCACTCTAGTGGCTTGGTGCTATCGCAACCGATTGCGGTTGCTCCGTGAAAATTCTTCGTCTAGAAAATCGACAACCTCAACAACAAGCAAAATCCATTGGAGTGGATTCCACATCACTACGCTGTCTCTTGCGGTTCTAGCTCTTTTATTAGCCGTTGAAGGCAATCAATCGCCTTGGCGATGTCGTCCTTGAATTTTTCACGACCACCTTTAGATCCAGCGCGGTAAATGTATTTCACCGCATTACCGCGCCAGAAATTCTCCATACCTCCAGCGCCGATAACATCACGGATAAAATCCGCGCAGCTCATGCCGCTTGCACCGATGTAGTGTTTCGGGTCGTCTGCCATCACTCACCTCCCGGCAGCGGTGCCTTGCAGTATCCGGGCTGCAAATTGTCACCCGGCAAGCCTTCGCCTTTGACATAAATTTCGTGGTAGCGTCGTTTGCCCTGAAAGTAATTAACCAACTCTTTTTCGCCAGTCTCATCTAGCCAGCGTGATGAGTACATCACTGGTGGTGATGGTCCGATGTATTTTTCACCAGCCATCTCGGAAGCTATTGCTCCAGCGTGGATAAGAACTTTGAAACTTGCGAATCGCTCTGCCGTCATTGGTACGCTTGGGTCTGGCGTATCAATCAGCGGTGCAAACTTTTTGTCCAGACGGCAAAGCAGCTCTTCTAGCGTTTTCTTGCAGCACTCGTTCATTGCTCATCTCCAGTCGCCCAGTGAATGAATGCCTTAACAGTCGGCCATATGTGGGCAGAAAGAGCTCCTGCGAAAAATGAGATAGCCGCAATCATCACGACAGCGACACCCACGGCTTTTCCTCCTAGTGCTCTAGCTAAATCGTTGCCGGTCATTACCCACCTACCTTTGCCGAACCAATCGAATCAAAATACTTGTTGACCCACTCTGGCCAATACCGCTCACCGCGCGAGGTCACCGAGGTTTGCTGAAGCACCAGCAATCGCAGCCTGGCTAAATCAGAACGCAGCTCTTGAATCTCATCCTCGCAGGCCTCACGCACGCAGCCTAATAGGTCCGCCAAGATCTTGTCCGCCTTCATCTTCTGCTCGGTCGTTAACATTCTGGTACCTCCTCAACATCGCCTCGACTGTGGCCCGCCACAGTGGTGGACCTTTTTCCTGTTCGTGAGTTTTTAGCTCGGCATTCACCTCGACAGCGCGGGTTTCCATCTGGGTTTGGTAATGCGGGTTCTTGCTGCTGTAGCGCATAAACGACATCAACGACTTTGGATCTGTTTGCCGACCAGCCGCCCTGGCGTTTAGCTGTTCGCCTGCTGAACAGAAACAAGTAACCGCCATGGTGGTTCGCGGCTTGCGCCACTCTGGTCCCCAAACGCTCGACAGGTGCGGCAGACCACACACCCAACCGGAATCGCTGCACATGTCGCATTGCACCGGGATCGTGTCATCCAGCCTCCGTGACTCAGCCTGTGCCGACATGCTGCGATCTTGCTGCCGTAACTCGTCACGCAGTGCCTCTAGGAACTGCGTTGGGAATTGCGGCATCGGGTTTCGCCTGGTGATCGCATACACCGCGCTGACCAGTTCGCTGTTGCTGCGACCTTCGGCATGGAATAGCTGGCCCCAGGCAAACAGCGTTTGTCCCCAAGCTGGCGTGTTCGCATGGAACAGGCCCTGGAACAAATCCAGCCACAAGGTTTGACCAGCAGGCACTATTGCGCTCATCGGACCACCTCCGGCAGACAGGGTAACGGTTGTGCTGAACCGGCGGTGGTTAGTCCGGCCTGCTGGGCGAAGACCTCAGACCATGGACGGACTATTGGCGCGGTGCGTGTCTGGTAGGTCGGCGCGGCTGGTGGTTTCGGTTTGTCGCTTGCCCTGGTCAACCAGCCAGTGAAG